TCTCGGCCTCGTAAGACTTGATGTTGGCGTCGGCCTGCGCCTTGAACTCGTCAATCTCAACCGAGCGGGCTTCAATGGACTGCTGGACGTTCTGCAGCATGCCAGCCATCTGCTGCATCTCCTGCATCATCGCCTGGATCTGCTGGTTGGCGGCTTGCAGCGCCGGATCATCATCGTCGCCCAGCAGTTTCGGGTCAATGGTGCGGGCAAACCGCTTCGCCATTTCCTGAGCGCCAGGCCAGTCCATGTTCTTGACAAACAGATCACCAGCCACCGCCCACAACTCCGGGTTGCCTTGCAACAACTGGCTCATCGCGTCCAGAGCCTCCTGGCGCTTGGTGGCGTAGCCTGGTCCGGTCACAACGCGCACATCATACTTGCCGACGCTCGGGTTGAATATCTTCTCAATCACCACGCCCTGCTCGTTGACGATCTTGCGCACCGGCTCAGGCTGTTGAGGGTTGACCTTGACCTGGGTGGACTCACCGTCCTCACCGATGACGCGGGCGATGCGCTGCGTGTCGTAGATTTTCGGGATCAGGTCCACCATCTGCCGGGTGACGTAGCGCACCGCACGGGCAAGGTTGTCGACGTAGTGGTAGGTGCCGGTGTCACCCTCGCGCTGGCGGGCCATGATCGCACGCCCGGAGCGTTCGTTGCCCTCCAGCCCCAGCGATGCGTTGTACTGCCCCGTGGTGCCCTTGATGTCCTCGGCGGCGCCCATCTTGGCCTGCAGCAGGCCGCTTGACGCCATCGGCGGCTGGGCGCGCTGCGGCAGCGGCAGCGAGTTGCCCTGGCCGTCGGTCACATCGGGATTGACCTCAAGGTAGGGCCAGTTCTGGGTGTTCGCGGTCTTCCACTGCGACTCGTAGCCCTCAAACTGACCACCGTAGCCGATAAACGGCGCCTTGGGTGCCAGCGCCAGCATCTCGGCTTCCTGGGACACCCAGTAGTTGTACATGCGCTGCGCGTCTTTGGCGTTGCGCACCAGGCCGCTGATGTAGATGCGGCCATCGACTTCGAACTCGTTGCCGATGACGCGCACAACGGGGATGTACTTGCCCGCCCAGTCGCGGCGCTCCAGCACCTCGTAGCCGTTGGTCTTGATCCACTTGACCTTGCGCCGGTCAGACTGCCGCGACCGCAGCGGTGCGCTGTAGATCTGGCGCAATTGCTTGTCCTCGGGCGAGCCTTGGAAAGCGGTGAGGTTGCCCGGGTACAGGTTCAGCGTGGCGCGGTCGTAGTCCACATAGTAGTACTCCGCGATCCGCACCGTGTTGGAGTTGAGCCATTGGCTCAAGGACTGGTCACCCACGCCGAGCGACTGCAACGTGTTGGCCGACGATGCGTCGGGGTACAGGCGCTGGTACTCGTCCTGCGACAGGTCTTCCGTGATGATGCACCAGTTGGCGTCCGCGCCGCACGGGTCTTGGATCAGCGGGTCCATGTAGACCGAGAACGAGTTCCGCACCCGTCCGATCCGAATGTCCTGGTCGAAGGTGTTGTCGTCGCAGTACTCGGTCAGGATGCGGACGTAACCCTCGCCGTAGGTGACCTGGTTCTCGCAGGCGGTGTCGTAGGCCACATCGGCATCCGACATGTACTCGATGTGCCGGATGATGCCGTCAAACACCTCCGCAACCTCGACATCGGCGCTGTCGTCCACCGGAATCACCTTGCCCGCTGGCCGGTTCTGCCGCTGGTCGTTGGTGACCTGGCGAACGTGCTGGGGCAGTTTGTTGATGGTCAGGCACGGGCGCGAGTTGATCGCCTGGCCTTGCACCGCGCCTCGCGTGGCCAGCACATCAGCGGGCCACTGCCACTGGTTGTCGGGCGATGCGGCGAAGAAGCGCAGATCATCGATCTCGTCCTCGCGACTCTCGCTGTACGCGGAGATGGCGGTGGACAGACGCTGGCGAACAGTTGCCAAAAGGTCGGCGTCCGACGCCTTTTTGGCCCCACCACCGTTGGCAACCGACGCGACAGCAGAGATTTCAGCCATTCACTTCTTCTTGGGCATGGGTTTGCTCTGCGCAGTACGTTGCGTCGAGTAGGCAACGGCAACAGCCTGTTTCTGGGGCTTGCCAGCGGCCATTTCCGCATTGACGTTCTTGCGAAAGGCGGCGGCAGAAGGCGATTTGACAAGCGGCATGGTCAGGCTCCCATCCAACCAGCAGAAACCATCCGGTTGGAATGTGCAACAAGGGTGCGGGGGCGTTCGACATGCTCCCGATGGGCCACCGGGAACGCGAATGTCACCGCGAGAGCGTCAGCGGCGTCAGGAGAGGCCAATCCACGGGATTTCATGTCTTTTTTCGACTCCAGGAACATCTTACCAGACGAATCCGGCTTGGTTTTGGGGCCAGTCAGATCCGATTTCAGTTGTCTGTCGTCCGGAATCGACCCAGTTCTGAGCCACTCGCGCATGGCACCCCACAACTCGGCGCGCTTGTTGCCCCACATGACGGGGTTCTTCGACTTCCAGCCGAAGTTCACCCCGCGCACCTTGTACCGCTGCTCAGTGAGCCGGTCAAGTATGCCGTAGCCCAGTCCACCCTCGTCAATGACGACCAGCGCTGGCTTGAAGTCATCGATGGCTTCAATTACATGCCCAACCACCGTCATGGTGTCGTCGCCCTTGTACCGCCGGATCTCCACGATGTCCCGCCCCTGACGGGCGACGATGACGGTGGAGTCGGCGCCGCCCCGGGCAGGGTCGATGCCCAGCACGATGGGTGCGGTGGGGTCTTTGTACTTGGGCCGCTTCGCCGCCTGGTTGGCGAGGTGCGGCCCGATGAACTGGTCATCCCCGGTGCTGGGGAACTGCCCATAGACCTCGACCCGGGCCTGCGGCGAATCCTCGCCGTGTTCAGCGATGATCTGGTCGTAGATTGCACGGTCGGTACCCTCAACGCTGCGCGAGTCGATGCTGCGCGTTGCCCAGAAGTCCCGTTTGGCGTGGAAGCACTCGTAGAAGTAGCCCGATGGCCGGCGCGGGTTGCTGAACGCAAGCCAGTAACGATGCAGGACTGGTTCAGTGAAGAACCCCGCCGCCACTGACCAGATGCTGTCGGGGATGCCGCTGGCCTCGTCAAAGATGACCATCATGCCGTCGTGATTGTGTACGCCGGCATAGGCGTCCGGGTTCTCCTCGGACCACAGTTTCCCCTCGGCGCCCCAGTACCGGGTGCCCTTCTTCAGATCCCGCTCAACAAGCTCCGTGATCCACGCTGCTGGTGCGAGGTTGGTGGCCGATGGCTCCCACCAGTGGGCGTTGATCGCCATCGTGGCCCACTTGGTCAACTCGCCCCAGGTCACCTTGCGCAACTGGTTCTCGCTGTTCGCGCTGACGACAACGGAACTGCCGATCTTGGTAGACAGCATCCACAGGGTGAGCCAACTGACCAGTGCGCTCTTCCCGATCCCCCGTCCCGATGCGATGGCGGTGCGCAGCGCGTGCATCACGGCATCGGGTGAGTTGTTCGTGCGAATGTGCCTGGCGATCTCACGCAGCACCTCGCGCTGCCAGGCCCGGGGTCCGGTGAACCGCTCCAGGGGCGTGTCCTTCTGCCCCCACGGGAAGACGAACATGACGAACGCCTCGGGGTCGTTGGCCAGCATGGGCGACCAGAGCTGGCTCATCAACTCCTGCTCCTCCTGGGGAGCGTAGCGCGGGCGTTGTGCGGGCATCAGTACTGGTCTGTGTTGTCGTCGCTGTCAGGCGCGGGCAGCGCCACAGGGTCATCCACATCGGTGATGTCCTCAACGAGTGGCAGCGCGGCGACGCGGGAGCGTGCCTGCTCCAGTGCTGCGGTGATGCTGATCGATGTGGACAACTCAATCTGCTTGGTCTCGCCGTACGTCTTGCGGTTGTCGGCGCTCATCAGCCACTTGTAGGTGTCGATCTTGATCTTCGACCGTGCGACATCTTCCGCGCTGTCGTCAGCCTCGGCGATCTCGATGATGCGCCCTGCCCACCACTCGGTGCGCAACTCCTTGGCTTCCTTGTAGCGCTCCGTGCGCCGCGAGTCGCGCTTGATCCACTGCCAGAACGCTGCGTAGTCGATGTCGCGCATGTCTTCAGCGACGATGGACTTCAAGCTGCGGCCACAGGTGATCTCAGTCAGCACCCGCTCAAACATGGCGTCGAAGGTGGCGTTGAGAAGTTCGCGAGTGAGACGCTTGCGTTCCTGGGCGTCGAGGGTGGGAACGACCGGGTGCGACGGTGCGACGAACTGTGCCCGAGGTGTCAACCAGTCGGGCAGGAATTGGTCTGCGGTTTGAGACTGATCCATGCAACGAATGTATCACGGGTTCTGAGGTGCATGCGAGGGGCGAGAATAGCGGACTGTGTGGGGTAACTGACTCTGTGTGTAAT